CCGAGAAAATTTAACTTTTCTTTGTACCACCGAAGGTTACACGAGATTGTCTATCAACATTGATAGGCATCCTCTTATCTTGCTCCTTCATAAGATCGTTTTCTACAGCTTCGTTTCGGTCTTTATGACGATTAGTCATATACTCCTGTCTTTGCTTCGCAATCTCTATCGGTACCTTTGCAAGTAAAAGGCCACCAACCCCAACTACCCCCTTGTATTTGCCGTCTTCGACAACTGGATAATCTGAAGAGTTTTCAATTTCCTCTGATCTTACAAGTTCGTAACCTTCTCTAATTCGTCCAGTTATGTTCTTGGTATCTTGGAAACCAACTACTTCTGCTCTTATCCATCTGTACCTGAATCCATCAGGTGCAGGGGGTGCATCTAGAGATGATGGTGGAACCCACACTTTTGGTCTTTCGGACTTTGTTCGTGTCTGGTTCGCACGGGAAGTTTTCATATTATCTTTTTCCATACGCTATACCTCCTTCGTGATATTTAATTGTTTTGCGTACTCTTCGAGTGGCACACCTAATTTTTTAGCGATTGCTACCTGTGATGATGTGAGTTTCACAGTTTTACGGCCCGGCCTAACAACTCGTTTTGCCGAAGCTACCGTTTGCGTCGGTCTATCCGACGTATTGGTACCTTTTATATCAAACTTATTTGGAAATTCAAGCCTTATTCGCTTGTCAACCTCTGTGTAATATTCGTCTGATTTAGGGTCGTAACCTTCTTTTTCCACTAGATCCTTATGTATTTCAAAGGCTGTGAATGTCATTGGTCTATCCGTGCCAAACCAACTATTCTTAGTAGCCCACTCTTGAGCTTTAGGATCAGGGTCAGAAGTAAGTTCACTTGGTGTCTCTTCAGGAAGTTTAACCGCATCAGCTAGCTTTGTAGGCTTCTCTTCTGCAGGCTTTTGTTCCTTCATGACATTTAGTCTAGCTTCATCAATAGACAATGCAGCAATTCTTTTCTGAGCGTTGACTTGTGCAGTAGCATCACCAGCTTCTATCGCTCTCGATAGTTCTGATTGTGCCATCTCCATTCCATCTTTAACTCTTTTTTCAAATTGAGTTACATAGTCTTTATTGACTTGACCAAACTTAGAGTCCAAAGTCTGTCTTTTGCTTTCAACTGCTTTTGCATAATCCAAAGCTGCTTTTTCTCTTCGCTCTGCCTCACGCATTTTTCTAGTCAGTTTAGCAATTCTAGCTTGAACTCCCTTACTATATGTTTCTAATTCGTCGTCCTTTTTTTCTTCAGGCTTCGTTCCTTCTTTTAATTCTTCTTTTTGTTCTACTACTTCTTCTTCTTGTTTCGTTTCTACTGGTTCTTTTTCTTGTTTCTGCGGTTCGGTATTTACAACCGACTCGTCTTTTTGCTCTTCAATGTTAATCTCTGCACCTTCACCAGATGTATCGAGATCAACCATTTTTTCTTCTTTAGGCATAGTTTACTCCTTCTATGTTAATATTCATGCAAGATATCCTCTGGATTCTTGATGGTTGCTAAAACTTCGTCGTCGTTTAGCAGACGTATTTCCCCACCTTCAATTCTTATTCTTGATCCAGCATAACGGGCAAACATTACCCATTCCCCCTCTTTGCACCAAGGACCATCAGGATATCTATCCTTGTCCTTGTAGCAGTCTGGACCCATTCTTAAAACTAAACCACACTGTGATGCAACTTGTTGTCTCTCTAAGGTTGTCTCAGCCATATACAGGCCTCCTTTAGTCTTCTCTTTCATTTTGAAAGGTAAAACTAACATCCTCCAACCAGTTGGTTGTGGTAGTTTTTTTGAATCTTCTTTTGCTAAATCTTTTTCTTTTTTGACTCCTACCAATTCTTTATTCGGTAGTTTTATCTTTGATGTCGATGACTGTTCCATGTTGCTCCTTATCTTCTAGCAGGTTAGAGAGTTCCTGTTTAGTTGCCTCTAGGGCTGTTATCTGTCCTACTATATAGTTATATTTTTCCATGCTGTCAATACCTCCGGACGTTAAAGCTGCTGACAACTCTTCGTTTCTTCTGTTTAAATATTTAATTAGTCTTGTTATAGCTGTTTCTAAGTTCATCTTTCTCCTAACTTTTTCTTAAATTTATGTACTAATTTTCTCGCTTTTCTTTCCATAGTTTTATCTTTTTTCTTTAAAGCTGCACCCACGTCCCTTCTTGCAGACATAAGTTTTTTAACCAAACTTTTCTTGTAAGGTCCTTCTTTGAGATTAGAGACTCTATAAAGTCTACCATTAAACCTTCTTCGTTTTTCTGATGGCATCTTTACCTTTTTTAAATATGGAAGCCACTTGTGACTTACCCATAACTTTTGCTCTTTGCTCTCCTACTGTGAGGAT